TTTGTGAAAAAGAAATCAAAGTCTTCTCGTAGCGGATACGAGCACTATCAACCAAACAATCCACTAACTATCTATTTCCGTAAGTTAATTGAAAAAGATATAAATAATAATACAAACGTTTATCCTGAAACGGACGGAAGTAAACCACAAAGGTTGAAGAAACGCTCTTTTAAAAGGAGTATGTATGGACTTAGTAAAAGACCTACGAGCTCAAAGAAAAGAGATTAGTAAAGAAATTTCTACAAGAGCTCAATTAAGAAAAAGAAGTAAAGATAGTATTGCTAGACCTAGAAGCAAAACAAATCTTTTTTCTAAAGATAAAAGATTACAGAGCATATAAAGAAAAACCCACCGAGGTCTCTAGCCTCGGTGGGAAAACAAAAGGAGTAGCCTTATTCTGTATTAAGCAGTTACAACGTCCATAAGATCAAAAGGTACTCTCCACTTAGCACCGTTGACACTTACAACTGCCTTGACATTACCTAACTTCTCAATGATACCCATACGCTTCATACCATTAGGTCTGCCAAAAGAAACTTTTGTACCGATTCTAAACTGATCGGCTTTTGTACTTTTAATTGCCTGTTCTAAAATGTTTAAATAACCAAAATGACTAGGCTCTTTAATCCACTCTAAAATTTTTGACATATCGTTAAATTTAAGTTTACTCATAGTTGTCCTTTCCTATTTTAAATACAATGGACCAGTCCATTGAATATTATAATTACCAGTTAATACATTACCTCTAGCTCTGTTTAAGGCAGGCGCATTGTAACCAGCGGCTTTCAATATATCACCTTTTAAAAAATGTTTAAAGTTTTCTTTAACAACAAAACAAAAAACTCCAGTATCCTGTACAATCTTAATGTACTTTTTACCCATAGTTATTTTTGTTTTATTATCCCAATTATCAACTTGTTCTTTAGAATAACCAGTTAACTCTTTTTTACCATAACTAGTTGACATATTTTTATAATCTTCTTTGGCACCTGCCATCATGTTAGCAATACCATCATATAAGTTTTCTGCTGTTTTAGTTACTGTTGTCATTATTTTGCCTCCGAATATAATTGTTGAGAAAATAAACTCATTACATAACTAGCAAATCCGATACTAACTGCCGAACCAGCAAGTAAATATTGATCTGTTTCTATAGCACCTACAGCAGATACCATAGCAAATGTACCTAAAGTAGCAAATACTAAGGTCATATATTCATATATCTTTTTTTTCATAGTGTTTTCCTTTTTATTAGTGTTTTTGTTTTTCATATATACATACTATACCATAGATTCGTCTATAAATCAAGCAAAAAAAGCATAAAAATCAAAAAAAATATGAAAAAATCCCTAATTTTTCTTACATTTGTTCTCATTTTGTTCTCGTCTTGTTCTAAAAAGTCAATAAATTGTAAAATTTCGCCTGATTTAGAGAAAATTGGCGAATCAGCAGTTGAAAATTTAGAAAATTTAAGTGAAACTAACTTAAAAAGCGGAAAAATGCGTTGCGATTTTTAAGATAAATAGTCGTATGAGTAAAAATTGTTTAAATTGCGGTCATATTTGTCATTGTGGCAAAAGTTGTATGAAAGAATACGACAAAGGAACAGAAATTGAGTGCTGTAAACATTGTCGTTGTAAAAATGACGACTTTTTTGGTCCAGGTGATCCTGAATATGATAGTTTAGACATTGATAGTTTTAATGGAGCATAAAATGGCAAAAATGAGAATATATAAGTTTTGGAATGACGAAGGAAAAGAAGAAGAAAAAGAAAACACAAGTTTAAAAAAGGCAATCAAGTCAATACAAGATAATTTTAAAAATCAACTTATTGGATTTGAATATATTAGTAAAAAAGGTAAAAAAATCATAAGTTCAGTGAAATTACCTATTGGCAGAAAGAAAAAGTTAGATAGATAATGGCAAAATTAGCAAAGTCGTTTGTAGCACATGTTAGTCAACCTAAAAAAACTTCTCAATATACGAGAAAAGGTGCTAAAATGAGTTCTATGAACAAAAGTAAAAAAAGATCATTTAAAGTTTACAACAAACAAGGTAAATAATGCCAAAATGTGTTAGAGCTGATTTGGATAAACACAAAGGACACGCAAGTCCCACACCAAATCCTTTTCATCAAACAGCATATACAGGTGGTTCGGGAAATGTATCAATAAACGGTAAACCCTCTATTAGAGTTACCGATAAAACAACTTGTGGTGATCCTGCTACTGAGGGAAGTCAAACTGTTAAAGTAAATGGTCTAGCTATTCATAGAGTTGGTGACGCAACAGGTGGTCATGGTAGTTGGGTGGCTAATGAAGCCGCTACAGGAAGTTCTAACGTAAGCGCAGGATAAGTAGTATAAATATTACTGTCATGGCAAGTTATAGCGCAGAAAACACTAGTAATAAAAGTACACGAGCAAATAGAATCTATAAAGATTTAGATTTAGACTTTGGTCGTAACGTTGTAACAAATGATGTAAATAGTTTACAAGATGTAGAGGCTGTAAAAAGAAGTGTTAGAAATTTAATTAATTTAAATCACTTTGACAAACCTTTTCATCCTGAAATAGGAAGTAATATTCGTGCTTTGTTATTTGAGAATATGACACCTCTTACTTCTTTAAATTTACAAAGACAAATAGGTAATATCTTGGCAAACTATGAACCAAGAGCAAGAGTTTCACAAATACTTGTTAGAGATTTACTTGATGAAAATAGATACCACGTTAGAATAAGTTTTTATGTGGTGGGTACACCTGAACCTGTAACAGTAGAAACATTTTTAGAAAGATTAAGATAAAATGGCAAGTAATAAACTTAACGTATCAGATTTAGATTTTGATGATATAAAAACTAATTTAAAAACATTCTTACAAAATCAAGCAGAATTTTCAGATTATAATTTTGAAGGTTCAGGTTTTAATATTCTTTTAGATTTATTAGCTTACAATACACACTACCTAGGTTTCAATGCTAATATGTTAGCAAATGAAATGTATTTAGATTCTGCTGATATAAGAAAAAATATTGTATCAATAGCAAAGATGTTGGGTTATACACCTACATCACCTAAATCTCCTGTAGCTGACATATCAATAAAATTAAATAATGCTTCAGGTGCTTCAGTTACTATGGATAAGGGCACAGTTTTTACAACAACTGTAGATGGCGTTTCATATCAATTTTTAACTAACGAAGATATTACGATAACACCTACAAATGGTGTTTATAATTTTTCAAATGTTTCAGTTTATGAAGGCACATTAATTACTTTTAAATACACAGTAGACACATCTGATCCTGACCAAAAATTTATTATACCTAGTGAGTTAGCTGATACTACAACTTTAAAAGTTACTGTACAAAATTCTTCTAGTGATAGTACAACATCAATATATTCAAAAACAACAGGATTAACTTCAATAGATTCTACTTCTAAAGTTTATTACTTACAAGAAAATGAAAACGCTAGATATGAAGTTTATTTTGGTGATAGTGTTTTAGGTAAAGCTGTTGAAGACGGTAATATTGTAATCTTAGAATATATTATTTCAAACAAAGACGCTGCTAATGGTGCTTCTAGTTTTGCTTTATCAGGTACAATCGGTGGGTTTTCAGACGTTACAATAACAACTAACTCTAGTGCTCAAGGTGGTTCTGATAGACAATCAAAAGAGTCAATTAGATTTAACGCACCTTTACAATATTCAGCACAAGACAGAGCAGTAACAACTAGTGATTATGAAAGTTTAGTTAGATCATTATATCCTAATGCTCAAGCCGTTTCTGCTTGGGGTGGCGAAGATGATGAAACACCACAATATGGTAAAGTAAAAATTGCTATTAAAGCAAAATCAGGTTCTACACTTACAACACAAACTAAAACTAATTTAGTTGCTCAATTAAAAAAATATAACGTAGCAGCTGTTACACCTGAAATTATTGATCCTGAAACTACAAGTATATTGTTAACATCAACAATTAAATATGATGAAAGAGCAACAACTAAAACATCTGACACATTAAAATCAAACGTTTTAACAACACTCTCAAACTACAACTCAACAACTTTACAAAAATTTGATAGTGTTTTTAGATATTCAAAAGTTATTAGAGAAATAGATAACACTGATCCTTCAATTCTTTCTAATATAACAACTATTAAAATGAGAAAAGAATTTACACCTACTTTATCAACGTCAACAAAGTATGATATTTACTTTAGAAATGCTTTATATAATCCTCACTCTGAACACAATAAATCAGCAGGTGGTATTTTAAGTTCTACAGGATTTAAAATAGATGGCGATACAACTAATGAAATGTTTTTAGATGATGACGGTAATGGTAATGTTAGAAGATATTATCTAGTAGGTACAGTTAGAACATACTCTAATAACACACAAGGTACAATTGATTATTCAACAGGTCAAATAACATTAAACTCATTAAACATTGCTTCTATATCTAATATTAGAGGTTCATCATCAACTGTAATTGAGTTAACTGTTACGCCTAGTTCAAATGATGTTGTGCCTGTAAGAGCACAAATTTTAGAAATAGACACATCAAACTCCACAATAACTGTTGAAGCAGATACTTTAGTAGGCGGTTCATCAGACGCAGGAGTAGGATACACAACATCTACTAGCTACTAATTATGGCAAAGTTCACTGATAAAATATCAAACCTGATAAATCAACAGGCACCTGACTTTGTTTTAGCAGATCACCCACAGTTTTTATCTTTTGTTAAAACTTACTTTTCTTTTATGGAATCTGCTGAGTTAACTTTAACAAATGTAGAGTTAACAGACGGTATTTTATTAGAGACAGAAACAAATCAATCAAACAATTTATTATTAGATGGCACAAGAGTAGATAATAGCAGAGCTGTTGTTGATGGCGGCGATAAAGTTATACAAGAACAAACTACATATGGTAAATTTGAAAGAAATGAAACTATTACAGGTTCTACATCAGGTGCCACAGCAACTATATTCGCCGAAGATTTAAGTAATAATAGACTTTACATATCATCACAAAATAAATTTAAAGATGGTGAAATAATCACAGGTAATAATTCAGGTGGTCGTGCTACAATTAGCAATTATAGACCTAATCCTGTAAATACAATTCAACAACTTTTAGAGTTTAGAGATCCTGATAAAGTAATATCTAACTTTTTAACTAAATTTAGAAATGAATTTTTAAATACTTTACCAGAAAATTTAAATACCAATGTTAATAAAAGAAAACTAATTAAAAATATTAAATCATTATATAGATCAAAAGGTACTGCTAGAGGACACGAAATATTTTTTAAATTATTATTTAATTTAAATTCTGAAACATCTTATCCTAAAGAAAACATGTTAAGAGTTTCAGATGGTAAATTTAATACTAAAAAAATTATAAGAGCAATTGCTACAGTAGGTCAAACTGAAAATTTAATAGGTAGAACAATTACAGGACAAACATCTAGTGCTACAGCAGTTGTAGAAAACGTATTTAAATTTCAAATAGGTGCTAATGAAGTTTCTGAATTTATTATTAACGAAGACACTTTATCAGGCACTTTTCAAACTAGTGAAGTAATACAAGGTACACAAACAGATGAATCTGATACTTTTATAAAAGCTACTGTTACAGGTAGTTTATCTAATCCCTCAATAACAAATGATGGTGCTTTACATTCAGCAGATGAGACGTTAACTATAACGGCAGCTGGTGAAGGTGGTAATGTTACTATCGGTACAGTAGGTACAGGTGGTATAACAGATTTTGTAATTGACGCCGCTGGTTCAGGTTATGCCATAGGTGATGATGTTACATTTAGTTCAGGTAATGCTGAGGCAAAAGTCTCTGTTGTAAACGGTGGTATTACTTTAGAAGAAGGCACTGAAGCAAGTTCTACAAGTCATATAGTTTTAGAAGATGAAACAGTAAGAGGCGACCCATACACAGGTGATAAAATTGTACAAGAAGCTGGATCAGGTAATGAAGATATTACTGACATTAGAATTGTTACAACTGGAAATAATTATACATCTTTACCTACTGCTACGGTTTCAACAGCTAGTGGCGGATCAGGAGCTAGTGTATTCTGTTTTGGTAGAGAGATAGGTAGAGTACAAGATTTAAAAATAGTTGAACATGGAAATGGGTTTGAACAATCACCAGCTCCTACTTTAGCATTTAATAATAAGATTATTGTTTCAGATGTATCAGGTACATTTACAGCAGATGAAACTATCACAGGTGTTGACTCAAGCTCAACTGCTGTGTCAGCAACATTTGTATCTTTAGACACTGATAGAAATTTATTAACAGTCAAAGACGCTGATGGCAACTTTGACACTGATACAACTATAACAGGTAGTACCTCTAGTGTAACAGCAACTGTAAAATTTTTAGATAATCCTACTGCTACAATATCAAACAATGCTGTTGTTGATACAGATGGTGTTAGTTTAAATGAAGATGGTTTTTTATCTGAAACAACAATGAGAATACAAGATAGTTTGTATTACCAAGATTATTCATATGTTATAAAAGTAGGTAGATCAATAAGTGACTGGCGAGATTCGTTTAAATCTACAATGCACGGTGCTGGTTTTTATTTTACAGGTCAAGTAGATGTAACAAATCAATTAGATGTTAAATTAAAATCAATAACAGGTCTAAATTCAAGTACAGAATACGGTGGTCCTGCTTTAATCATCAATACATTATTCTCTACAATATTTGGTAGAAGATTAGGAACAGAAACAGATGGCACATCATTACGATCAACACCACAAGCTGGTGTAGATCCTGACTTTAATGATAGTACAATTGAACACTTTACAGCTAATACCAGAGACGTAACATTAACACAAAGAATAACATTAAAATTACCAGAGTATAAACAATATCCTGTCACTATAAGATCAAACTCAACTAAGTTCGGTATACCTGTGGCAGGTCCTACATTTAAAAGTGTGGGTGATTTTGTATTAGGTGGCAACTTCGGTAATATAACTCAGATAAGTAATTTAAATAGTTTAAGATTAGGTGGTACTTTTAATACAAGTGTTAATGGTCAGTTAAATAGATTAAGTGATTTTAACTTTAGACTAAAAACTGCTTATGCGATACCATCTGAGATATTTCAACTGGCAGAGGACAGCTTTGATGAAGACCAAACAACATTTGACGCAACGGATGTTTCTTTTGACGCTGTATAAATATGAGTATAAATAGTAATAAGATAAAATTTATTGTATTAAAAAATGAAGAAATAATGAAACCAGGCGTTGATTATATACTAGAAGGCGATAACATAGTATTAAAAACACCTTTACAACCAGATGAAAAATTATCAGTTAGAAAATTAGAGGAAAATAATGGGTAGACAAGTAATTCAGATAGGAACAACTGCCAATGACGGAACGGGTACTACGTTACGAGCAGGTGGTGATCTAATCAATACTAATTTTAATGAGATATATTCTACTTTTGGTGATGGTTCTACTATCGCATTTTCGATAACAGGTGTAACTAACGGTCAAGCATTACTTTATAATTCATCTTCAGGCAAATTTGAACCAGGTAACGCAGGTGGGTTTACACTCGCAGGTGACGGTGGTACTAATCAGTCAATTGCTTCTGGTGATACATTAACAATACAAGGTGGTACAGGTATCACAACAACAGGTGTTAACACAGATGTTTTATCTGTTGCTATTGATGGTACTGTTGCTACTAAAACTGGTTCAGAAACACTTACAAATAAAACATTAACAAGTCCTGTACTAAACGGTTCATTAAGTGGTACAGCATTTTTAGATGAAGATAATTTTAGTTCAGACTCAGCAACTGCTGTTGCTTCTCAACAATCTATTAAGGCATATATTGCCACACAAGTTTCAAGTGTTACCGCTTCAAGCACAACTACATTTACAAATAAAACTTTTGACGCTGACGGCTCAGGTAACA